GGACCTCGATAGAGCCGGTCAGCGCAGCGATTGACGGGTCGGCCCCATCAATGCGGCCGTCTGAGCGGATGGTCTCGATCCGGTCGAGGTTGTTGGCATATGTGATGTCGGCTGAAACCACGTTGCCAAGCGCGGTTCCGTTCCGCGTGATCGCCCCGTTGAAATGGCCGAAGCGTTTCAGCTCGAGGGCAGCGGGCGTCCCGGCGCTGGTGGTCGTCCCCACCGTTTCGCCCTGCGCCACCAGCCGCGCCGTTGCTGTCAGCAGCCCTGAGCGCTGCATTTGCCAGTTGATCTGGTCGAGCACGCAGCCGGAATACATCGCGTAGCGCGGCACCTCGGGCATACCGGTCTCGATCGACATGCTGGGCAGCGTCCAGGACCCCGACTGGAATTCATGGGTCCAGGGACCAGTGCCGGTCGTGGTTGGGTCACCAAAGGCTGCCTTCAGCCAGAACCCGAAAGCTTCCGCATCCAGCGGCGCCACAACATCACCATCCGCCGTCACCGCGTCCTTGATCGGCGCCAGCGGATCGCGGCCATAGCCCAGAAGTTCCGAGTTCAGCAGCGGCTGCTCTGCACCGAGCGAGGTGCTGGCGAAGGGCATCTTGGTGAAACCGCCCACCGGGGGTGTTCCATAGGTCGTCTCGAACGCAAGCGCCATCTGCGCCCGCGCCCCTTGGGCTCGTGCCATGGTGTTCTCCTCGGGTTGTCGGGATCAGCCGAGCGGATCGGCCGTTGAGTAATGCAGCACCACCGGAATGACGGCGGCCTTCAGGCTGGCCGCGCCCTCCACGGGCAGATCGACCGGGCGTGGCGCTTCGGCCTCGACCCAGTCGCAGAGCCCGCCCAGAGTCCGGTCGGCGGCGAGCGCCGTGCCGATGGTGGCGCAGAGCGTGTCGAAGGCGTCGTCACGGTCAGTGCCCTGCACGACCGCTTCGATCTCAGCCCGGTGCTGGTAGTGATAGCGCAGAGGCGACAGAGTGACCTCGGGCTCCCCCGGCTCGCCGTCGCGCAGGATCAGCAGGCCCTCGGCCGGGACGCGCTCGGGCAGCACGTCGCCGCGCAGGGCGGCGGCGGGCAGCGTTGAGAGCCGCGCTTGCAGCGCGGTGAGGATGGTTTCTCGGACACTGGCCATGGTCTGTCGGTCAACTCCGCTCTTGACGTTTGTTTCGAGGGTGTTTTGTTTAATTAAGGCCACGCAAAACAAAGTGGCGGGAGGAAACGAATGCTGCTTGACGCGCATCGATTAGAAGAACAGCTACGAGATTCAGTAGCAGTAGACGGAGCTGTCCGAGATGCCTATTTGGCTTTTGCCCATGCTCAATTCCTTAACGGCACCACGGTGCGTCCGGCCGGACATGGATACATAGAACGCGAACTCCGTTTCGAAGTGAAAGGCGACTGGCTATACTCAGCAGTCCTTAATCAGAAGTGGGTTCTGTGGTATTTTCGAAAGCCTGGCTTGAATGCTGGTCTTATTGATCGGGGCGAAACCAAAGAGCGTTTTCCCACTTCCGAAGAAACTTCGCGCGGGGAATTGAAGCTTCGCGTTCATAGCTCGGGAGAAGCGAGTGCTGTATTGCAATGGATCGGCGCTGAATAAAGCGCCTCGTCGAGAGCTCGACGGATTGGTCCAGTGGGTACGCGCTCAACCAAGCCTGACCTCTACCCAACTCGCCACGATCAGCCCCGGAACGCTATCCAGCGCACGCCCTGCGTCCCGGTCGAGGTTCAACCGTTTTGGCAGCTTCACCTGCGGCACCAGCAGGAAGATCGGCGCGGTGACCTTGCCGCGCCCGGTTTTCGAGCGCGACACCACGGCCTGACCTTTCGTGTTCAGCCGACCCTCCGCGACCAGAAGGCTCGGACCCGTCCGGCGGTAGACAAACCGCAGGCGCAACCCGCGTCGCCGTTCCCATTCACCGGGGGTGATCCGGCCGCCGCGTGTCGATTTGCCTGCGGCGGCCAGCGGGATCGCCAGCCAGAACCCGTCCTTCGAGCGGATCAGCGGGCCGGTGTCGTGCGCGCCCACGATCACCGGGGCCTTGGACCAGACCAGCGCCGCCGCATCCAGGCTTTCGCCCGACCTCGGGAAGTTCTGGTTGCGGATCGAGTTCGCAAGCCGCCGTCCAAGCCCCGCGCCAGTGATCTGCGTGCGCCAGGCAGACTTGAGCCCGGTCCCGGCCTCGCGCATGGCGGCTGTCACCGCGCGCTTACCCGCTGCGACCTCGGCTGCCATCATGGCCACGATGTCGGGATCGATGTCGAGCTTGAGTTTCACGCGGGCCTCAGATCCACGGTCCAGACCAGCCGCTCGCGGTCGCGAACAGGCTCACCCTGAATGAGGAAGGCATCGCCGTCGATTTCCAATCGGTCACCGGGACGCGGGGTCGGAACTTCCGCGACGCGCAGATCGACCTGGGTCGTTTCCGACCAAAGCCGTGCATCGCCGAAGTCGGTGAACGCATCGGCCTGCCGCGAGACGACGCGCACCAGCACGGGCGCGCCGCCGTCGGAGGTGTATACCGCCTCTCGCCCGATGTTGGGATCAGCGAACAGCGCATCCAGAATGGCAGCAAATGCCGTCATCAGAAGCTCGCGTTCAGGCGCACCCGGCCGATCAAGTCACCCGCGCCGCCTGCGACCGCTTCGGTGGCCACGCCGATCAGCGTATTCGCCGTGGCGGTCTTGGTGGCTTCCTTGTTGGTGTTGTCCCAATAGACCTTGTCACCGGCAGACCAGGCCTGACTTGCGACCTTCTTCAGGTCGAAGATGCCGACGAGCGCTGCCTCCACCGTTTCGGCATTGGCGGCATCCCCAGCGGCCACGCCAAAGATGGAGCCGACGAGCAAGCCGTCGCCGGACGTCACGGCGTAGGGCGCGGTCAGGGTGATGGTATTGCCGGGCTTGACGTAGTTTTTCATTGCAGGATCCTTTGCGAAACGGAACGGGCGGCCCGATGGGACCGCCCGTCAGAGGTGAATGTCAGCGATGACCCGGTTTATGCACCCGGGTTCTTGTAGAGGCCGCGCCAGTCGATGGCCTTGGCGCCGAAGTCGAGGCGGCACTTGATCTCGACGCCATCGACGTCGAAGCCATTGCGCGTCTCGATATAGGCGCCCTGCTGACCCTCGAGGTAGGCGTACTCGATGGTGTCGATCTGGTTCGGGCTGGCCGCCAGATACCAAGCGGTTTCACTGGCGGCATCGAGGCGCGGCTCGCTGATCGGCGCGAGCGTGCGGATCGATTGCGGCACGACGTTGGAGGTTGCGGCGGGCACAAGGTTCTGGGCCACCATCTGCTCGGCCTTCAGCTCCAGCGACGCAGGCACAATCAGGAAGGCGGGCCGGACGTTGAGCACCGTCTTCTTGTCGAGGCCCGTCTGCTTGGCCATGGCGGCGCGGGCCGAACCGACCGCCTCGACGGCCAGCGACGCGCCGGTGCCCGCGAGGTTCTTGTGGGTGGTGTGGAACAGCGCGTTGCCATCCGCCATCGCCGGGTTGGCGGTGATGACCCCCCAGACCACGTCCGACTCCAACTGCGCGATGGAGTTGCCGTACATTGCCGGGATCCGGGTGAAGGCGTCGAGATCGTCGTTGATCAGCGTCTGGCGGGTGATCGCGACCACCCGGCCATAGGTCTTGACCTTGTAGCTCTCCTTGCTCTCGCCCAGCGTGCCGCGTTTGAACTCGCCGCTTTCGCCCACCTCCAGCAGTTGCGGGGCTTCGCCGAGCTGCACCCGGTGCATCGCCTTGAAGTCGGTGGCGAGCACCTGGCGGCAGAACAGCATGAAAGTGCGGGGATAGGCCTCGTAAGCCTGCCGCAGGGTCTTGTTGGTGACGGCCGACAGGATCTCGGGAAAGTCGGATGTCGAATGCAGGGCCCGGGTCGCCACCTCGTCGCGCGACAGGCCGCGGGTGTTCACGCCCACATTTCCGAGGCTTTCGCGGGCCAGTTCCAGCAGCGTCATGCCGCGATACTGGCGGGCGGCGTCTTCCAACTGGAAGAGAGTCGGGCTGTAGCGGTGCAACAGTGCATTCGCGACGGCGTCGCGGCGAGTGATCGCCTCATTGCGGCCGCCCAGAGGGATCGACACCTGGCTGAAGGTGCGGGTTTCCTCGGATTTTGCAGCTACCTGATCGAGGATCAGACGCCGGGCCTCACCAACGTCGGTGCCGCGTTTAACCAGATCCTCGGCAAAGCTGCGCTCGAGGTTCAGACGGCCCGCCAGATCGTAGATCGTGGACACGCGGTCGCGCTCGCCCTCACGGGCCCGGGTCGCGACAGCTTCGGTATCAGGTGCGACCGGGGTGTCGGGCTTCTGCGCCTTCGGTTGGGTGCGGGTTTCGTTTGCTGCGACCTTCGGATCGGGTGCAGGCGTTTTCGGCTCAAGCATGGTGGTGTCCTCGGCAGCATTGGTGTCGCTGGGCTGGTCTGTGGCCTCTGCGGCCGGGGCGTTGGATTTGTCCGTCATCGGGATGGCTCCTGTGTTGTTGGGTGGGGCGTCCCGGCGGTGAAGGACGCAAGTTGCAAGGTCGGATTGGGCGCGGAAGCCTGCGGCGGGGTCGGCCCCAACCGGCACGGCGGACACCTCGAAGGGCGTCCAGTCGACCGCGCGCCAGAGTTCTCGAGCGGCTTCGGGTTTCGAGACCTCAAAGCGGTGCACCTGGTAGCCGATGGACACCGCGCGGATGTGGCCCGCCTGGATGTCGCGCCAGATCGGTTCGACATCAGCGCGTTCAGAGATCCGGACCTGCGCAACGCCCCGGCCGTTTTCGATGCGGGCGGAGCCGGGAACGACCGAGCCGATCACCGCATCCAGCGTGTCGATCTCATGAACCTTCAGAAACGGCGCGCCTGCATTCAGACGATCCAGCCGCACATGGGTTGGATCGAGGCTCAGTTCCTCGTCATAGGGCTCGCCGAACAGGGTCGACCGGCGGACCCGCGCGCCCGCTGACCAGATTACCTCGACGGTGCGGGCGTCGGTATCGGCAGTGTTCGGCGCAAGCTCCGCCGACCGGCGCAGGGCCGGCAGTTCGATCATCGTATCCATATGTGTCAGTCCTGTTGGTCGGTGTCGGGCCGCGCCGGATCCGTATCGGAGTCGTCGGCCGGATCGCTTTCCGGGTCAGCGGCAGGGTCGTCGTCGGCGGAATCGTTCGCCGGATCGCTTGTTTGGGCGCTGCCAGTCTTGGTGACGCGGCGCGGATCGCTGTCGAGCACCAGCCCGAGGGCGTCGAGCTTGGCGTTTGTGGCGGCAATTTCGGCCAGCACCGCGTCAGGGTTGCGGCCCTGTCGGGCGATCACCTCGGCCAGTGTCATCGTGCCAGAGCGGATCGAGAGCAGGTTCGCCATCGCGTCCTTCTGCGGATCGACGGCCTCGAACTTCGGCGGCGACCATTCGACCGGCACGTCCGGTGTCGGGATCTGCCCCGCGGCCCACGCCGCCTCGGTAAACCAGCGCCAGACCGGTGCGCAGAACATCGGAATGAACAATTGCCACTGCACGGCGTCGATCTGGCGGCGAAACTCGACGAGCCCCGCGCGGATCGAGGAATAGTTGACCTGGCTGAGATCGCCGGTCAGCAATTCATAGGGCACCCGGAAGCCTGCCGAGATCGTGTGCAGGCTCGCCCTCTTGTATTCGCCGTAGCCGCCGGTGGCCGAGGGCTGGTTAAACCGGATATCCTTGCCGCCGCGGGCATAAGCGATCAGTCCCGGTTCGAACTGCTCGACGCGGTTGCCATCAGCATCCACCACAGACGGCGCGATGCCTTGTTGCGCTTCGTCGTCGCCGAAGACGATGGCGGTGACGCAGGCCTCGGTCTTCTTGCGGACCAGTTCGGCGACCTCGTAATCATCGAGATCGCGCAGGCTGCGGATCACCGGTGCGCCCCAGGGAACGCCGCGCGCCTGCGTGCGCTGTTTTTCATAGATGTGGGCGATCTCGCTCGCAGGAACCGGGCGGCTCTGCAGGCCATTCTGCAATGCGCCGTAGGCGTCACCCGGATGCTCGGCATGGAGCCAGTAGGCCCGACGCTTTCCGACCGGATCGAACTCGATCCCCTGCACCAGGCGTCCCGCGCCGAGCGCGCCGGATTTCGTGGCATCGAGGAAGTCGGCCTCCAACACCTGCAATTGGAGCGGCACCGGCAGACCGTCCGAGGATCGCCGTAGCCTGCGACGCACAAGGACCTCACCTGCTTCGACCATCTCGCGGCAGATCAGGGTCTGCAGTCCATAGAAGTCGAGCTGACCATCGGCATCGGCGGCATCTGACCACCGTGCGAAGAGCGCATCGACTTTGCGGTCCAGCTTGTCATTGCCGCTGGCGGCGCGCGGCATGATGCCCGCACCGACAATGTTGTTCACCAGCACCGCAACGGCCTTGGCCGCGTGCGGATTGTTGCGGACCAGATCTCGCATCCGATCCCGCAAAAGCGCCCCGGCCACGCCAACCTCGGTGTCAGCGGAGGTGCCCGGCGCGCGCCAGCCGTCGGTGCGCCGCCCCTTGGCCGCACCGTCATAGC